AATGCTTTGTGTACTATTGTTCCTTTGTCAGCTTTTTTATTTGAAGGAGATCTATATCCTAAAACATAGTCAAAAAAATATTGTTGCTCGCACATATTGTGTGTGTTATATGACGAGCTACGAAAGTATGTGATTATCATAGTTTTTTGTTCTGTAAGAGATAATAAATAACTTGATGCCATTGTTCTCCAATAGTCATATTATGATTATCCAAAACTAGATCAAAAATCGAATGATCGTAATTCTCGGGGTCTAATGCTGTTTCGCTAGCATGATTAGAGTTATAGACATTTCTATTCAGTTTTATAACTACCCCTCCAGCTTGTTTAACTGCTTCGACTTCGTTCGGGAAACGGCAGTCACCGATTAATGCTACAGGAGGTTTGTCTTGTTGGATTTTACGAATAGTAGCATCTGCCCATACATTGTGTTGGATACTTCTGAAAAAATCAGTACCAACCACTTGTAGAACTTCTCTGGCTGTCATTTGTTTATTGTTTCTGTAACAGTTAACTAATTCATTTTTTTGTTCATCTGTTCCATAACATTGTTCAAATGTCAAACCGAGAATATCAATACAAAGACTTTTCAGAGAATCTGCAAAATTGTATATGGTAGCAAGATCTTCTAGTTGCTCTAATTCATATAAAAAATTAACTATCTGATTACACAGGGTTGTTTTGCCGGATTGCTTCCTTCCTGCGAACGCAATAATTTTCATACTCTTTCCTTTATAAAATCTTTTATTTCTGTTTTGATTTGATTCTCTGTCATCTCCGCTATATCACCTGCCGAAATTGTAGGGATATATACAGTATATGTATTTTCACATTTTTGTTTAATTTCCTCTGCTGCTCTCTTTCCAGCCTCATCATTATCCATCATCAAGAATAATGTCATAGCACCGGAAGAATCAAGAATAAGCTTTTGCCTGTCACTTAAATTACAACCAAATATAGCAACACTATTATGTACCCCATTTTCTTCGAGTTTCCAGACATTGCCAGGACTTTCCACAACGATTGCGTAATTATCCTTGTATATGTGTTCTTTAGCATTCCAAAAATTATACAGATAGTGCTGTGACTTGAATCCGAAACTATGCTTCCATTTAGAAAATTGCCAAGAGATTTCTTTAGATGGACATTTTTCTTCTGGATCATGATAAGATTGACAATATTCGCATTTATCAAATATGCTTCTTCCCGTACAACCAACCAGATAGTCCCCTGAATCATCATAAATAGGAACGACAACACGATTATACATAGGCTTCGCTTTATTTTCACATAAACCTACATCATACTTAGATAAAATTTCTTTAGAAAAACCTCTTTCTAGATAATAATCAGAAGGTATGCTGATGTTTTTTATTGCTGATTCTCGTGATATTTTCTTTTCTTCTAATGGCTTCTCTATAATCTTATCAATTATTCTTGCGAAGTTGTTTTTTTCTTGTGAAATCCTATTGAAAATATTTTTGTTCGTATTGTCTAAATCCAAGAAAGACTTACAGAACTCAACAACCTCACCAAATGAACACGTTTTGTCGCCTTCTTGTGTCCATCCATACTTTTGTGCAGAAATTGTGCCTCTAATGAATCCTAAAATAGAGCTTTTAAAATGCTTTTCGCATTGATGTGTTCTGCATTTCCAATTTCCTCTGTATGTATCTCCTTCATAATACAGATTTAATGCTGATTCGTTATCTCCATTATGAATGGGGCATGTCATACTAATCATCTTGCTATTATCTCTGTAATCGTCTAAACCAAGAGTAGATAAAACAGATTCTATATTATCACATAGCAAGTCGCAAATATTCTTTAGTTCTTGCTGATTATACGAACGGAATTTCTTCTTTATCATTGTCAACCACAAACCCTTCTGTTTCATTAGTATTATTGTTCATAATTTCCAATCTTGTTTTGCCTTCTGTAATTTTGGCACACCAGCCCTTCATATTACAGTTAATGTAATCATTATCATCCAAGCCCCCACCATGTCTACTAATAACAGGGATCAGCTTTCTGTTGCCAGCAGCGGGTCCATCTTCTGATATTTCTTCATCGCTCTTTCTTTTGAAGATTGTAAAATTGCTACATAGCCAGATGATTCTATCAGAACCACTAGCGGTATCTGTGCTTTCTTTGGTTATTCCGTCTCTATTTAACTGTATAAAAGCAACAATTGGCAACTTATACTTACTGGCAAAATTATGTAGACTAGTCATCATAAAGCCTAGCAACTGATATTCTTTCATATCGGAAGAAAGGCCTTGAGTATCCATTAATTTCAGATAGTCATAAAAGATTACGCAGTCCTTAGCGGTTCCATCATCGTTAAGTCCAACCTCTTTAACCAGCCATCTTTTCATAATTGATAGTTGTTCATCAAAAGATTTACCAGCAATAGATTTGTGAAAAAATTTCATTTCTTTTATTTCTTGCACTGCTTTTTTAATTTTTTGAATAGCAGATTGTGACTCTCCAAACTTACCTGTCTCGATTTTGTTCATTTCAATCTCTGTCATCATAGCAAGAAGTCTGTTTATATGGTCTTGCTTAGTCATTTCTGTGTCCATATTTAAGACCGGAATGCCAGACCTTGCTATGTTTAAACCGATGTTGTCTGAAAGCAGGGTTTTACCAGTTTTGGGTCGTGCTGCAATCACATTGATGGTGCTTTTTCTCAAGCCACCACCAATTGCCTGATCGTAAACAGGAAATCCGGTTGGGATACCAACTTGATCAATAGGGTTTTCTTCTAGATCACGAATATATTCTTCTAATCCATCATGAATTTCTTCTGGAGCAGCATCGTCGTTGCTAATCAAATTAGTAAAATCAAATATAGGATCTTCTGCTAAAGATATAATATGTGAAATACTCTCAGAACCATTGATATTGTTAATGTTTTTCTGTGCATTACTAAGCTGATCCTTGAGCATTCTGGCTATTTTGAGTTTGCATATTTTTGCTGCAAACTTCTTAACATTTTCTAGGTGTATGGGGAAGTTTAATACTGCCTGTAGATGATGTAGCTCTTCTTTCTTGTTGAAGAAATCTTCATACCCTAATTCTTTAGCTTTGGAAAGTATGGAAGCTATGTCTATAGCCGAGATGTTCTCTTCGCATAATGTTCTTAGACAATGATATATAAGCTTATTACTGTCAATAGTAAAACATTCAGTGTCTATGATATCAGATATTTCCAAATACGCACCCTCTGCATATTTACATATGCCAGATAGTACCGCTCTTTCTGCCGCTGTGTCTTTAAGAGACATTTTAACCTCTAGAAATAGAACAATTATTACATTTATATCGCGAAGCTTCTGTTACCAAAACAGGATTAACGCTTTCTCTTTTGCCGCATGACCTGCATTCTACATCTATAGTAGAATACTGTCTGGTTCTTGGACAGGGTGGCTGTTGATTTAGTAGTTTGTCAATCTCAACATCCTTTTTGTGCATATGTCTTACGTCCATAGTTTCAAACTTATTTGTGCTTTGCTTTTTTGCTGTTGAAGTTCTTTTTCTTCTTGTTTTGGGTTTTTCTTGTTCTGTTTTTTGCGGTTCTGTGTCATCTTCTATGAGCGAACCAAGCAAACCGATAATTTGCTGTATAACTTCGTTTTTATTGCTCATGTTTTAACTTACTCCTTTGAATATTCAAAAGTATATCTGAAAGATTTTTTATGCTGTTTGCGATATATTGAAGTCTATCTGATCTCATCCTAGCATATTTTTTTATTTTATTTAATGCACTGGCGTTATCGTTATGTTTAATGGCTTGCATGGATTTTTCTATATATCCATAGCCTTTGTAATTATTTATTTCATCAGCGATAACCTCTTTGATGTTTTCTTCTGCCCAGTTTAGTCTTGCTAATTCCCTGTTTATGCTCCTTTGAACATGGAAACTAAACTGACCCAATCTATAGGCTATTTCTCCACAGTCTTGTGGTGTCATTTTTTCCAAGACTTTCCTATCCATTGAAAAATAATGCTCTAGTTCATCATTAGAGAATTGAGTACCTTGATAAACAGGAAGACCCATTCCTTTTTCATACTCATCTAAAACTTCATCCCATTCTTTAACTTTGTCTTTAGTATTCATTTATTCTCGATTTCCATTGTTCATTGTCTTCGTCAAAAGGCAATTCTATATATGTGATACTGTTTTGTTCACACCATTCTCTTTTGTCGTTATCTCTCTTTTTTGCTTTCAAAAAATTTAGTTTAGTAGTATGATAAAAGGGAATAAACTTATAATGTTGCTCTCCGTGTACTTCTACACATTTCTTTAACAGGGGGATGTAGAAATCTAGATATAGTGTTTCCTTAGCCCTCAACGGAATAGAAACCTCTTCTAAGATTTGTGATGTTGGAAACAGTTCATGCAACAGTTTTCTAGCACTAATATGATGCTTAGATTTATTCGTTGCTGTTGCTTTAGAAATGTATCCTTTGAGATTCCATTGTCTTATGTTGTTGTCTAAGTCCAAAATATCCATTAGATTCCTAGTGCTTCTTTTACTTGTAAAGATAGTTTGTCGTAAACTTCTGGATTGCTAAGAATAAAATCTCTTGCTTTTTCGGCCCCTTGAAACTTAGGAGAATCTTCAAGGTCTGAGAATGTATACCACGCCCCACCCTTGGATATAATCCCTATGTCTACTGCCATATTAAATAGTTCCATATATCTGTCAATCCCTTCGCCATATCTGATGTAGCTAGTTGTGGTTGCACCAGGAGGACCAAGAGCAGAACAAATAACCTGCCATTCAACTTCTTGACCAATTTGAGTATTTTCCTTCCCCAATAACCAAGGACTAAACTTTTTTGCTCGAAGTTTAATGTCTGTTTGATAAGCAATGGCCTGACCAGACTTTTCTTTAAATTCAGCACCGTATCCAGTAGGATTGCCCATCAGATGGGTAATACCGATAACTATATTCTTGTTAACAGGAATAACATTAGCCACTTTTCTGCAAAACTTTGCTAACAATTTCGCCCCGTCTGCCCTTTGCATTTTGTTCATATCGCTAGTAATTTCAGCCTCTGTGCATAAAGCAGAATAGGAGTCGATGATAATAATGCTTCCTGGTTCTTGGTTGATGATTCTCTCTGCAATTTGTAGGTATTCTTCTGCGTGTAGGATTTTACCTTGTGTAGAACCAATAAGCGTGAATCTGTCTAGGTCTAATCCATTGATTCCTTCTATATCTCTTTTCTTGAGTCTGCCTTCTATGTTTAAGTAATATGTGTGTCTTGGTTTTTCTAAACTGCCTTGGTATTTAGGTTCCATCGCTTTTGCCGCTAGACTTAGCGACGTTACAGTTTTACCACACTTTGGTTGTCCTGTCAATACCACAAAACTTCCTTCTGGTACTCCTCCATTAAGAATCATATCTAGAGAAGGGCTTAGTGGGATGACTACTACTTCCTTTTCTTTAATAGAATTTCCAGACATCAAAATGTCATCGCCAAATGTTTTCTTTATGTCTTCTTTAAGTGCCATCGTCTAAGTCCTTTATTTTTGAAATGATGTTTTTTTTGTTCCTGTTTTTAGCAAACTTAGCATTATCTTTACGATCAT